GTCACCTTTGTCGCTAATGATAAGAAACCTAGCGACCGGATAGCCAAGATTGCTGAGTCCTTCGTTCGGCTGATGAACGGTCCGTTTACTGATTTGGATCCGTTGTCACTCGAAGAAACGATTGAGCGACTCAACAAACACTCACAACAACTACAACTGAGGGCCGTATTTGAGATGATAGGTGTCGAGCCAAGACAGCTTATCGAATCCTTCAATAAGAACGAACCTGGGATGAAATCAAGTCGTATTATATCTGGCTTCCCGGATATTTTGTTCATATTGAAGGTTTCACGATTTACGCTTGCCTATTCCGACATTGTGTTGCATGCAGAACACAACCAGCATTGGTACTACCCCGGTAGGCACCCGACGGACATAGCCGATGGGGTTTGTGAGTTTGTCAGTGACTGTGATGCGGAAGTGATCGAAACTGACTTCTCCAACCTCGATGGAAGAGTTTCCAGTTGGATGCAAAGAAACATCGCCCAAAAGGCGATGGTACAAGCATTCCGGCCGGAGTATAGGGATGAAATCATCTCATTCATGGACACGATCATCAATTGTCCAGCCAAGGCCAAGCGCTTTGGTTTTAGGTATGAACCTGGCGTAGGGGTCAAGAGTGGCAGCCCAACAACAACGCCACACAACACGCAATATAATGGATGTGTCGAATTTACAGCTCTCACATTTGAGCACCCCGACGCTGAGCCTGAAGACTTGTTCCGTCTTATCGGACCCAAGTGCGGTGATGATGGTCTTTCGCGGGCCATCATTCAAAAATCAATCAACCGCGCGGCCAAGTGTTACGGGCTGGAGCTCAAAGTTGAAAGATACAATCCGGAGGTTGGACTTTGTTTCCTCTCCCGCGTGTTTGTCGACCCTCTTGGAACTACAACAACAATCCAAGATCCACTACGCACTCTGCGTAAACTACACCTAACTACCAGAGACCCTACTATACCACTAGCAGATGCGGCTTGCGACCGTGTCGAAGGCTACCTCTGTACCGATGCGCTTACTCCCCTTATATCGGATTATTGCAAAATGGTACTACGTCTCTACGCACCTACCGCTTCGACAGATGAGGTTAGGAATCAGCGTAGAAGTCGGAACAAGGAAAAGCCCTATTGGTTGACGTGCGACGGGTCATGGCCACAGCATCCGCAAGACGCCCATTTGATGAAGCAGGTTTTAATCAAACGAACAGGGATCGACGAAGATCGTGTCGATGCACTCATTGGGCGTTTTGCCGCAATGAAGGATGTCTGGGAGAAGATTACACACGACAGCGAAGAGAGCAAAGCTGAGTGTACGTTTGATGAAGACGGCGTCATGCCGGGCTCCGTGGACGAATCGTTACCAATGTTAAACGATGCCAAGCAAACTCGCGCTAATCCAGGAACTTCCCGACCGCATTCAAACGGCGGTGGAGCTGGCAATGGCCATGAGCTATCAGGACGCACCGAACAACGTGCGAAGGGACCTCGACAACCTGCACGCTTGCCTGAACAAGGCAAAGCTGACAGTAAGCCGAATGGTGACATCGCTGCTGGAGAAACCCAGCGTGGTGGCATACCTAGAGGGAAAGGCCCCCGAGGAGGCAAAACCAACACTCGAAGAACGCCTCCGAAGGCTGGAGCTCAGCCAAAGCCTTCCAACAACAACCGGAAGTGAAC